TTTAAATCGTCATAGCGTTTCTTGTAGTCATGCTTGACTTCTGCTTCACCTTGAACAAAACTAGGTTCAGTTTGTTGTTCTTCTTCAGGCTGCGCCTGTTGCTCTTCAACGTTTTCTTCGTCATCATCAAGGTACACATCTTCACGATACTTACCCTTATACAGACCATCGTTGTTTATAGTTCCGAAGGAATCGTTTGGTTTGTTTGCGCGGTGTCCGCGAACTTTTTTTGCCATTTGTTTTACCTCATCTTGCGGGGCTACTTGGCTTGTAGGTAGCCGCTTCGGTTACGTCAGGGCCGCTGTGCGGGTAGCTGACTAATTAGGTCGGGGCATTGGGGTAGGAACTGGTTTACTCCTACGTACCTTTTGCCTTGTCTCCCGAATCCAATCTAATGCTTTCTCTGCCCGATTGTGTTCAGGGTCACCCTTATTCTCTATTCTTGCAAAGAGACCTTTTTGTATTGCGGTCTCCATGCTTAAAGTATCTCTAAAAGTATTTTTAAATGTTTCGTATCGTCCTTCTGGATGGTCTTCTGTTGGCCTTAACCCGCCAATCCAATCTGCAGATATTAAAACGGCACGGTCAATATCATTAACATCTTTGTATTCAGGAAAAAAGTTATTAAAGCTTTCTATTTTGCTTCGTAAAGTTATTCTATTTACTTCAGCTAATTCGTCTGCATTTAGTTTTAAAGGTTCTTGTTTTAAAACTGCTCTAGCTTCATCGCCTCGTTTTTTTAAGTAAGGAGTAAATTTAGAAATAATGTCAGAATTAAAACCCATACGTTCTAAATCTTTTACGCTGTGTTGACCTATATCAAATCCAATGCCTATACTCACTCCACTAAGGTCTTCTCCTGTTTTCTTTGGAACGTACCCCTGTGCTTCGTTACCTTCTAATCTAAGTAACAAATCTGCTGTCAACTTTTCAAAAGAAGAAAGTTCAGGTATAAAAGGTTTGTAAACGTCAGGAGAAGAAGGTTTTATTTTTACAAATGAGTCTTCAGATGAAACAGGAGGTGGGGGTGCAGGATTTACATCAGATGGGCCACCAGATACGAAAGGCGTTCCTAAAATACCAATTCTACCTGTGCCTAAAATACCACCTCTAGGAGTTAATACACCGCCGCCTGTAGAATACCCAATTACTCTACCGCCCATGTTTGCTTGTCTACGGTCTACTTCGGATTTACCAACATCGTTGAGGCGTTCTAAGGCATCGTAGCCACCAAAGCTTTCAATGTCCTCTGGTTCAATAACGACTTCACCTTTAGATAAAGCTACGTCAATTAAACCGCCCTTTCTCGCTTTTATTTTAGCAATTTTTTTAGGTTTGTCAACCCTAGAGGGTAACATTCCTAACTTCTGTAACCTTTCAACAGTAGGTGCGTTAAGAACAAAAGAACCATCACGCACCTGACGATACTCTGTATCAGCCACTGTCTCACTCTCTGTAAACTGATTTGGGGGTCCAGATACAAAGCCCGTTTCTTGTATAGGGTCACCTGACGTAGCCCCCTCTTTCATACGAGTACGTCCACCCTTACTAAAAAAACTACCAAAACCGCCAAAACCACCACCTACACCTGCTGCAGATTCCATTTCTTCTTGTTGAGATGCAGGGTCTGAACCACTAAAGCTTACGCCACCAGTATTGTCATCATCAGAAGAACTCTGCTCATAATCATCACGATACGTACCAGTGGGCGTACTAGAAGTTATGGTCTCTCCCGTAGAAGCATCTTGTCTAACCGCACCAGCAAACCCTGTGGTTGTTCCGCTACCATATGTACCGTCTTCATAACCAAACGTGTAATCTATAGTTGGTCTGAGGTCTGCACCACCAAGCATCTTACTTTTTAATTCGTCATCCAACGTAGAACCAAGTATGCTTTGTTCGTACATGTAGCGACCTTTAATATTTGCTTCTGGTGTTAAAGGTGTAATTGGACTACTGGTGTATTCTTGATACATGTTTTGCAAATATCCACCGCCTAACCCAGCAGATGTTTTATCTCTTAATTCATTTTCAAGTTGAGTTCGGGTACGACCCGTGCGGTCAAGAAAGCTATCTACATTGCCTACTATTCCATCGGGAGTCATAGCAACAGTGGCTCCACCCCCTAAAGTAAAGATGCCGTATCCCTCTGTCCCTAACGCAGCTTGTGCAGCCGCCTCTTCTATCTTTGGTACTGTAAACTTTTCATATGCTTTCGCACCTGCCGCTTGTGCAAAATCTATCGGAGCTAGTCCTGTTTTCAAACCACTTGCAATAACATCCCTTCCACTTGCAATATCAAATCTACTATCAGGAATACCTAACGCACGGCCTGCTTCTTTTTTAACTAAACTTTTTAATTTTGAACTTATGCCCTTTACACTAAATTCTTTTTCTAAAGCTTCTTGTTTTTCTTTTTCTACTTGACTATCGTAGCGTTCACTTATTTGTGTAAAACTGCCTATTTGTGTTGGTGATACTCTAAAAGTATCTCCTGTGCCAGATATGATATTAATCCCATCAGGAATACCATCCCCGTCTCTATCTTCAATTCTATCGCCTGCGGTAGGCTGCGGACCGCTAGGACCACTTTCTTCGTACCCTAACTCTCGTGCAACTCCACCGGCCTCTGCTGCACTACGAGATACCTTTGGCTTCCCCATGTAAGGAAGAAAAGACCTGCCCGTCCGCTGCTGATACAACATGCCCGTAGCTATACCTGCAACACCTGTTCGGCCTGCAAGATTTGCAATATAACTTTCAAGTATTGCGTTACCCACCTGTGTTTTCCTTTATTGCAGCTTCGTAATCAGCCTTCAATCCCTTGATTTGTTCCAGTGAAGTTATCTTCCCCTGCAGACGGAACACTTCCAGTTCCGATTGTGCCGCCACCAACGCCCGAAGCGTCATCTGGATTTGCTCCTGCAGGTACTGGTCCAGACTGTCCCATGCCTCCTTGTTCGCCACCAGTGGGCTGACCTTGCTGGCCTGTGTCTTGTTGAGCATTTTGTAGTCCTCTTAGTATTTCTGCAAAAATCTGCGCTTCGTTAACATCATTTACCAAGCTATCTGGGTCGATGTCCTGTGCAATAGCAAGTTCACGTACCAAGTTTGGTATCTTGATAAACGGTGCAAGAGACGGATTAGATGCTGTTTGCAACAGAGTAGTTAGTCGTTGACTACGCACTTCTTTCTGCATGACTGCAGCTACGCCTCGTGGCTTAATCTCAAGGTCACCTTCAATGTCAGGTGCATCGTCATTAAACTGCATGTTCCATTGAAAGTATGCTTCACCTAACGGTTTCAACAAGTGGTCATCGATATTCTTAATGACTGTCTTGAGGGAAAGACTTGCTCCCCCTAGTAGCATTGACAGACCAGATGCGGTGCGCCCTGTGCCTGTAACACCTGTTTGTCCGTGCATGATAGATGGCAGACCTGTTTCCTCGTCAGCAAGCTGTCGGCTAATCTGATACATCTGAATGTTTTCAGGTGCAGTGTTAGGGAACTTTAGTCCGTTGATTGCTGTACCTGTGACCCCTGACTGACGACGGAATATCTTACCGGGGAAGATATCCATGTTCTGTCCCGGTACAAGACTTGCCTCATCCACATCAAAAACTAAGTTACCAGCTAGCGCAAGATTATCGATTGCCATCCGAACGTGTCCGTTCATCAGCATCTGAGCATCTTCCATGTTCTCTGCGATACCAACTCCCCATACTTGATATGGGTTGATTTCGTACGGAAACACCTGATAAGGAATACGAGCGGGAGTAAACGGATTTAGTACGCAACGAAGAATTTCGTTACCACAAACCCACACATTGACTTGCACTTGGTCAAACGGACTCATTTGGTCTGCTTCTTCTAACCCTGCCTCTTTTGCTAGGTCTGAATCAAGTACACCCCAGTATTCTAGAACTTCAAAACGTCCTTCTTGATAATACGCTTCAGTTTCATCCTCTCGAATAGTATCTTCGTAATACTTATCATTGTAATTCGGACCAGTGGCAAGAACATTTTCGATAGCAACGCTGTTAAAATGAGGGTGGTTTATAAGTCCCCGTATCTGCTGTCGATTCATTCTATGACGCTGGATAACGTACTCGCAGTCTTCAATGCTGGTTGCAGAAGGGTCAGGATGAAAATCCCAAATAGGAACATGCTCAATACGGGGAACAACACGCTCATACGGCGTATACATACGTTCTCCTTGTTCATTACGCCCCCACTTGTGGATACGTTTATAAAAGTTAAATGGCCCTTTTACTACACCCGTGCCTAGTAATGCAGATTCAAATATCGCACTACGTAGAACATTAACTGCACTTGTATCCAACAACTGGTCGTGGATTTGTTTTTCCATATTTAGTGCTGTCTTTTGAGCGGGGCTTATTTGAGGTTCCCCCATCAAAGCTGGGCCTTCTTTTAAGTTCGCGTTCTGATATCTTCCTTGTAACCCGCCTAAGAAATCACCTCCAGTAGCTTGTGTTGCACCAAAAGGTAACTCTCTACCGTCACCATCAAAGCCGTAAGGGTCAATGATATCGTCAAGTGGTGTACCCATATGAGCAAATTCTGCTATTCCTTCTGGAACAGGAGTAGGTTCAACTACAATAGGAAATTTCTTATTCGCAAACAGAATGTCTACAATCTGCCCATAAGCAGCAAGCACTTTTGTTTTGGTAATCTTAATGAATACCTTTGACCTTTCAGAATCACGATACTGTGTGGTAGAATCGTAGATACCTCGAAAGTTCTTGTATGCTTTTAGCCACCTTTGTTCATATGCGTACCTACCGTTTTCAGAATCTTCCAGCTTACCTTTAATATACCCAACAAGACCGGGCATCTTTTCTTCTGGACTGATTATGTTGACAGCGGTATCATCCGCAGGTTCAAGAAAGTTATCAGACATTTTAGTAATCGCGTTCTTCAGCCATCTTCATTACAGAAGGGTCAACTGCTGTTTTGGTCATCTTCTTAGGCATATCTTCTGTAAGAACACCTTGAGCAGTTTTAGTATCAAACTCTAAACCTTCACGGTATAGGTCTGCTGCTCCCATCTGGTCATCGACGGATGTTTTATCAGAGTTCATGATATAGCCTTCTCCAAAATTCAAGTTGGACATTGCTATGCTCCTTATTATTGAGGTTGTAAAAATGAGCCTGTTAGTGTAGTTTCTTCACCTTGCTCTGCGGCTCTAGTGGCAAGGTTAACTCTTTCCTTTGCTGCTCCTGCAGATAACATACCCATGTTTGACGGAACAGGGTCAGGAATATTTAACGGAGCAGTTGGAATAGGTTGCCCTGTATCTGGGGGTATGTTTCCAAACTCGTCTCCAAAATCGTACTGTGCAGCCTGTTGACGCTGCTGTGCTTGTGTAACCATCGTCGGCTCTGTTGGTATAGCCTTTGCAACAGAAACAATGTCTGATGGTGTTACGGGTAAAAACTCTGTCGCTCCTGCTACATATCCAGCAGTTTTTGCCACTGGGGTAGGAAGACCTAATTTTGTAGCTTGTTCAATAACTGCAGCGGAAGTATCCTTTGCTGCCAACATACTTGCTGCAATACCTATGGGTGGGGCAACGACTTTTAAAACCTTCGCTCCTGCCTTTGTCATAGGACGTGCGTATTTGTTCATAAGCCCCTTTTTAAGGTCTTCAGCTTCATCTGAGGCAGCTTGAGCAGCCTGTTCTTTTTTTGCACCTGCTACAGCAGCCTGTGCCTCTGCAACCTCTGGTGCTATCTTACCTCGCTCTATGGCAGTTTGGTCAGCCTTTAATCCAGACTGTTCTGCACTTAATCGTGCTTCTTCTGCGGACTGTTGCATACGAGCAGCAGAAAGGTCGCTACCAGCTTCAACTTGTTCAGGTGTTGCAGGTGTAACTTGAATGGCTGAAGCTACTTCAGAGCCAGCCTTTATTTTAAACTCAGGATAAGTAGCGTTAAACTCTGGGTCTAAATCTAATCTTAGATATGCACCTAACCCCTTTGCATCAACTTGACCTGTAGCATCAGCCATCAGCTTTTCAAAACCAATCAATGCTGTACGACGTGCTTCTAACGAATCGAGATTTTCAACCTCTGTATAGAACCCGGTCATAGTACGGTCAATTAATTCTGACGGGTCACCTTTGTGACTGATAATTTCTGCAGCAGCTTGTGGGTCGCCTAGCTGATTAGCTATAGCTGAAGCCACAATACGACGCATATCAGTATAACCGCTAGGTGCTTTTTTAAGAAGTTTTAGTGTGTTCTCGTCTATTTTGGGGTAAACATACTTTTTAAGTGCGGCAGTTAACTTCCCTGTTGTCACATCTGGAAACAATTCTCCATCTACAGCAGAATCGTACCGACGATTCATAATCTGTGCCATAACTGGACCAAGAGGTCTGTCTGGTCCTTTTCCTTTTCTGCCCCCGCCCGGTAACTCTGCATCAGGAGACATCATAACTTGAGATTCTCTGTCATAATACGGACGAGCAGGATACAGTTCTTCTGCTTGTTCTGCGTTTGTTACAATACCAGAGAGGTCTTTTCCTCTATAACCAAGCATACTTGCTACAACAGCATCACGAATAATAGGGTCAGGGATATCCCCAATTCCTTTCATGACTCCTTCAAGAACACCAATTGGGATTGCACCTTTTGCAAGTTTACGAGTTCCGGTTACTATTCTTTTTACATCACCTGCAATAACAGACTTTACATCTTCAACGATGGGTTTTACAATTTTAGTCCTAGTGTCATCACTAAAATCGGGGGAGCGACTAGCAACTTCTAATTCATTAAAAGATGAATCAAGTGGTATTTTAGAACTTGCAAGTTTAGTTATTATGCCTGCAATACCCTCAATGTTTCTAGCCACTTTAGTTGGATTAGGAAATGCTTTTTCAAGTGCTGCAGCAAATACTTTTGTTTCATCGTTTTTAAGCAGGAAGGGGTCTACAGGCACACCATTCTTATACAAACGAGCAATCAACCCATCTCGCACAGAATAGTTACCGCTAGCCAAACGTTCCTGAATCTCAGCCATAGGGGGAATCTGACCGTTTGGAAACAGCGTACTCTTAATTAAATTAAATTCATTTATTCTGGTTTGTTGCTTTTTTGTAGCCATTAGTAACCGAATACCTCATCCTGTACTTGATGTACTTGATTCTTAATTGCACCAAGCTGATGTTGTATGGCAGCGTAACCGCTCATTCTTGTCATCAGCATATAGCGAAGAGCATCGTATGCGTGGTCTTCTGCTTTGGTGTCTACGTCTTCGCTGTTTGTTTTGGACAGCGGTATGCCTGTAAGCTGCTTGATTATGTTTTGACAGTTAGAAAAGAAACGTACCCGTGGTTCTTGTGTGTACGGGTCATCAGCTAATCGTCTGTGTATTTCCATCTTACCTTGTAACCGATTACGGTCAGATGGTGTCCACCTCACTCCTGCTCTCATCATCGTTTCAGCTATCGATGGACCGAAGCCTGTCTTGTTCCAGCATGATGAATCGAGTACGGTGTAGTGTGCAGGTGGGTCAAGTTGTTCTGCTTCTAGTATTTTATCAGCCAGTTCTTCCGCTGTCAAGTGCTTGGCGTACAACTCACGATAGACCCAAATATTGTTATCCCAATCAATAGCACCCCAAAGCACACACGAAGGACTCGCATAGCCATAGTCGGCGGCTCGTATGCGGGGCCAGTTGGTAGGTAATTCGAAAGGCTCGACCACGTGTCGAACACGAGAAAACTCAGGAAAAGCTGCACCCTCTGCGACATCCCAATCTCCATCTAACAATCGCTTCCGCTCTACTTCGGGCAATGATAGCAGCATTGCTTCGTATTGTCCATCCTCCATCAGGAATGGATTGTCTGTCAGTCGTGCCGGTACGAACTTCCGGTAGAAGAGAGGTTGTCCTGCCTTCTCATGATTTGATGGGTACAAGAATGGAGTTTGTGTTTCTATGTCGAAGGCAGCGTACGGTTTGTTTGGTTCAATATCATCGATGTACGTTTTCTTAACCCACCAGCCACCAACACCACCGGGGTTGGCTGTACAGCGCATGTACAGATGCTGCTGTAATTCTGGGTCAGTTGTACGAAGACGTGAACGAAGATAATCCCAAACGTACGGCGTAGGGTACTGGGTTATCTCGTCTATACCTATCCAGTTAAACGCCTGACCTTGGAAACGAGTTACGTCCTTGTCTTTATCGAGGTATGTGAACCAGATGGTGGCTCCTGATGGAAAGTGCCACGTTGACTTGGATTCACGAAACTTTGCACCGGGGAACGCCTTTGTGTATAACTGGCGCGACTTGTCGATAAGTTCGGTTAGTTCGTCCAGAGTCCGACGGAGAAGTAGCCCACGATGATTAGGGTTGTGGCAAAACCGCAAAGGGTCAGCAAGCAAGGCAAAGCTTTTGCCGCCCCCTGCTGCACCGCCATATAATACGTCCCGTTCACCAGCGGACAAGAACTGTTCCTGTGGTCCGGGATTAGGTTTGAAAACAACTTCATACTCTTCTACCAAATCGGAGACCGCAGCCGGTACGTTTTGCAAGTCTCCTTCATCTATCAATGTGGTCTGTTTGCCGTTTAGAGCCTTCTCTACGCGGCTTTGTGACTGCTCGACCTTACGGGCGTACCTTCGTTTATCTTCGGCAATCTTGGACGCTTTAGCGGCTCTTTTCTTCGCTTGGCGTACTTGTTTCTGTGCAGCACGTCTGGCTATCTCTGCACGAGACAGATTGTAGATAGCTTTCGGTGCGTTGGGGTCTTTTTTTGGTCTACCGCGCTTTTTCGGCGGAGACTCCTGCTCGTCTGCCACGATGTTCTAACCTTTGTTTGTTCAATGCTTGGAACTCTTCTGCAGCTTCTGCATCAGACATGTCTAATTTACGACCTCTACGCAGTACATATTGCTGTAATTCTTTTTCTGTCATGTCTGCAAGTTTATCATTAGTTAAACTAGCCATGTCACGTAGCTTGATTGCCTGTGTGTACAATCCTAACCTAATTGGGTCCATATCTTAATCTCCTCTTCCGTCGATTACGACCTCTTCCTTCGGTGGTAGCAGTACAACACCGTGGATGGCTTGTACGTTGTGGTTTATTTGTTCTTGTTTTGCTACGCCTACACGATTTAACAGTGATTCAGCCGCTCTGAGGCGCAAATCGTCGCCTCTGTCGGGGACGGGGTTGTCTATGGTATTGACAAGGCGGTTCGCAGCCTTCAGAGCGTTCGTAGCAAGCAGGTTTTTTGTACGTGATATGATTTCGTCGGACAGACTGTCCTTCAACCAACTGATTGACCCACGAGAATACCCTGCAGATAGGGCTGCGTCGGTTACATTTCCACCGTTTTCGAACAGGTTGTCGAGAAACGTACGCTGTTGGGGTGTCAACTCACGTTTTTTGTGCTGTTGAGCAAGTAAATTCATCGGATTTCTCTTAATTTGCGAGAGTTGCGGCACTTTTCTAGCCAGAGCTGTCCGTAAATGTAAATATTTTAGGAAAATGTGGGGACATCCGCTAGTGAGATGCAACTCTTCATTGTTATATTAGTGTTTTAGGTATCTCCTGTCAAGAAAAAATACGATAACTGTCGATTTGGGGTTGACAGGACGTGATTTGAACTGTACACTGCCGGTGTAACCCGCCGGGGAAACACCACTACTCACGTAGGGAGTACGTTTTGGTGTACCAACGGGGTACGTTTTGGTTCATGCAGGGGAGTACCTTTGGGTACGTCCCCTTTTTCTGTACGAAATTCACAAAAAAATAAAAAATATGGCGGGTTTGCATACGAGTACCCGTACACCCCCGGTGGCCCTAACACCCCCGTGAGACCATTTTACTCTTGCCAATGCCGCCCAGTGGACAAACAGGCAAAACGTACAAGCTGAAACATCCCTTGCAGTAATATTGCCGCGCCTGCACACGCGCACAAGGTTAGTCTGACAAAATTACCTGTACTGTTTACCTTCGATGTGTATGTTTTGGTATGAATATTGTTAGCAATCCCGAACAAGTAACCGGCAAGAATATCCCACCAGTTCAACCCGCTAGATATATTTCTGTCATACGGGCAAAAAAGAACCCCGCCAACTAGTGACGGGGCAAGGTAGGGAGGAATAGCGGGTACGTTTTATTCAGTGGTTGGTTTAACGTCCGCCAG